CCCGGACATGTCCTAAAACTGTCCATCGGCTTCATGTGCGCCGCAAAGCACATGGGGAGTGTGCCATCCCTAAGGCTTCTGTTTTCTCAATGCCATTGTAGAGAAGCAGTTTAAAAAATAAAAACACACTTGTGGTGTACCTTTATGGTCAAGTTATCATATCTTTAAAAATGTTCTTTGGCAATTTGAAAAGTTTTATCCGGCTTTTCATCTTATTAATGGATGAACCCAATTAAAAATTTTTTATTACCTTTGTTCCGTTACGTTTCACAAAAGTGTGTAGGTGAGACTATAAGGACGGACATAGAAGTTACACACTATGTGATAGAATCAGAAACAGTTGAGATGGATTTGGGGATACCCGAGCATAAGGATGTTGATCAGAATTTAGAGGATGTAGTGGGCATGGATAGCGTTGTAGCACATGTTGGAACGACATCATACATAAATACTGGACAGCGAGTTGTTCAAGATATTAATATGTTTTTAGAGAGACCCATTCTTATAGATAATCATACTTTTCCCATAGCAACAGATCAGTCTCTTACATATGCAATTTGGGATTTAGTGTCTTCAAATGCTAAGGTGAGAAACAAATTTGAGCATTTTGCTTATTTTTCTGGTGATTTGGAAGTACATATTTCTTTCTCAGGAACACCTTTTCATTATGGAAAGGTATTAGTATCTTATCAGCCATATCCAGAAGCTAATGCGACTTTGCAGCAATATATTGCTGAAGTCGCCGCTAATCCAAATATGAGACAGAATTTTCTGATGTATTTGTCACAGGCCCGTTCTTGTAAGATAATTGACATAAAAGATAATCAACCAGTGGTTATGAAAATACCATTTATCTCTTACAAACCAATGTGGAGACTATTTAATGATAGTACTCTAGCACTGGGAACGGATCCCTATGACGATTTCAGATACTCTGGAACTCTGTTTATAGAGACCTTGAACGCGCCTCAGGCCGTTTCTGCTACTCCTTCTGCCATTCAAATGTTGATACGTGCTCGCTTTATTAATGTTCAATTAGGAACTCTCACAGGCACGCGATATGTTGCTGAAATGGACGAAACCAAAACTGGCCCCGTTGAAAAGTTCACTTCTTCTGCTGCAGAAGTTGCGGGCGTGCTTAGCGTTGTTCCGGAATTGGCTCCTTTCACAATACCTGCGATGGGCGTTTTGGAATCAATGTCACAAGTTTCCTCCTACTTTGGATGGTCCAAGCCATCCTTGGATGAAAACCGTGTACAAATGAAACCAGATGCGTTTAATAACGGAATGGTTGTAAGTGGGAATGACACAGTAAAAGTTATGGGAGTGGACAAGAAGAGGTCATTAGAAGTGTCGCAAGGCATGTTTGGAAGTTTAGAGGATGAGCTGTCATTAGAATATTTGTCTAATAGACAGTCATACTTGAAAACTTTTACATGGCAGGTTTCTGATATACCCATGACTTCTTCAATTGCCACCTTGCCAGTAACTCCATTTATAGAGAATGTTGTGGTAAATGTGAAT